ATACATTTATGAATGCAAAACATATGCTGTCAATCAAGCAAAGTGGAAAGCAGCAGTTGAGTTTTGTGAGGACAGAAGAATTAATTTTAAGATCATCACAGAAGACGAGCTCGGAATCAAATGAACCGTATCGAACAACTCATTCCAGATCTCAATAACAAAACAAATGATCAAGAAGTTATGATGCTTGAGATCATGGAAGTGTTAAATGATACTGTTACACCTGTTCCAGATGTAGGGAAGTTTTATACTTTTGTTTATAATGCAAAGACACCTCGCATATCATATGATCAACACCCACTGATCGCTTGTACTGGAGTATTTCGTTGGGGATTTCGTGGAGCAAATTTCCATGTAAATGAGTATAGAAATTATACTTGGGAAGAAGTATCAGGTCAACTTTATATTGTTGACTATGAAGAGTTAGGTGATTTGCTATCAATACCTTATGCACTTCTCAAAGATACCTACTAAATAGATAAAATAAGTAGTCGATAAATGGGATTGTTCGATTGGGCTCAAGGTGCAGGAACCCCTCCATGTCCAGCTGGATCAAAATTTTGTTCTGGTCAATCAAAAACTGAAGTTGGCAAAAAACCCGGTGCGATGGGAAGCAGTTCAGGAACAGGAATTTATCATGCAACTGCTACAACAGTAACTCAAGGATCTGGAACAGAAATAACAGGATCCGAAAGTGTAGTTTATGTTGTTAAAAATGGAACTTGGCAACCTGCAGCAATTACAAAGGATGGTGGAAAAACATATCAATTTTCTGATCCAAAGTATCCTTTAATGGATGGAGTAGCAGGTGCTGATTTAGTTAAGGATCTAGGTTCAAGTAAAAGAAGTGATATTCAAAAAAACATTGATGCTAATATCCAGAAAAAAATAGATAAAGAAACAACCATATCACCTACAGAGAAAGGTAATATCATTGCTAGTGCAAAAAATACAGCTACACAACCAGAATCTGGAGATTCACAAGCTGCACCCCCAACGTCAACTAATACCACCAGAGACTTTGGGACTATGCAGTATCCTTTAAGCATAGCAGCAGGACAGGATGTTATACAATTTACTGCACTCTCATATGCAGTAAAAGAGATATCAGGATTTAGTTTTTCGGGAAGAGATAGAGTTCCAGTTGGAACTACAGGTGGTAGAAGCAAGGGAACAGTAACTCTTCCTATTCAATCTGGCATCAAAGATTCGAATACTGCTGGTTGGGGGGACGATACAATGAATCCATTAGAAGCAGCGCTGGCAAAATCAGCACTAGATCTTGTCATGAAGGGTAAAACTGATCAGATGGATAAATCAGCAACACAAGTACAAACAGGTACAAAAGAATTTCAAGACGGGGTTGGAGCTGCTGTCGTATCTTCTGCAGTAGGAGTCAAAAATATCTTAGCAAGAACACAAGGTAAAGTCGTCAATCCTAATCTTGAACTTCTTTTCCAAAAACCAACACTGAGACCATTCTCTTTTACATTTAGAATGTCTGCAAGGAACGCAGACGAAGCAAAAGATATAATTAAAATTATTAGATTCTTCAAACAAAATATGGCACCACAAAAAGGTGGTGGAACTGGTGGAGAATCTGCAAACTTATTCTTAAAAGCACCAAATACTTTCCAGGTACACTATCTTCATAGAGGAAAAGATGCAGGAGAAGAACATCCGTTCATAGGAAAAATGAAAGAATGTGCAATGACAGCATTTGATGTTGACTATACTCCAGATGGAAACTACTCTACATATGAAGATGGAGTTATGACATCATATACAATATCAATGACAATGAAAGAACTTGAGCCAGTATTCTACGAAGATTATGATGATTCTGCAGACTCAATAGGATTCTAAAAATGTCAAACTACTTCAACAGAGTTCCAAATTTTGAATATGTTAGTAGGCTTCCAGATGCTAATATATCCGACTACATTCCTGTAAAAAATTTATTTAAAAGAGGCAAACTCAGAGAAGATATTTTTCAAGATCTTTCTGTGTTCTCAAAGTATGCGATTCAAGGAAACGATCGACCAGATAATGTTGCAGCTGAATTTTATGGTGATCAAAATTTAGATTGGTTGGTTTTAGTTTGTAATAATATTCAAAATATTCAAACGGAATGGCCATTAACTCAAAGTGGATTTGATTCCTTCGTCCTAGAAAAGTATGATACTTATGATAATCTATACTCAACTCACCATTACGAAACTGTAGAAACTAAAAATAGTGACGGTGTTGTAATGGTAACCCCAGGTCTTAGAGTTCCTTCTGATTATAGTATCACATACTTTGATAATGGTGGGTATACTACATCATATCCAGTTAAAGAGATAACAAATTATCAATATGAAGAGGAACTACAAACAAATAGAAGAAATATATTCTTATTGAAACCAAGATACCTACAGATTGTTTTAGATGATCTTGAAATTCTCATGACATACAAAAAAGGTTCCAGTCAATATAAGACTAGAACCTTAAAAACGGGTGATAATATCAGACTTTATAGTTGATTATACCTCATCACTCCTCAGCAAGTTTCTGGAAGTAGGATAGAGCATCATCTTCATCAGAGTCAGCAGACTTTGTTGGAGTGATGTCAGGTGCATTGAAGTCTGCCGCAGGAGCACTCTTTGCTGCCCAGTCAGGAGCAAAACTACCGCGAGAGTTGTCTTCGTTGTCAGTCTCTTCATCATAACGAGCAGGTGCAGACTTCTGACCCAGAACCATCTTCAAACGTGTTTGTAGTTGTTCATAGGACTTGAATTGATCAGCAGCAACAAGAGCAGTCAATGAATACTGCTTCTTCCACAATGCTTCCAATGCATCATCATCATCAAGCAGAGGTGAAGGTGAAGCAAACTCTGAAGAATCATAGTTCCAGTAACCTGCAACCTTCTTCAGTTTTAGTTTGAAGTTAGCACCCTGCCAGAAGTCAAAAGGATTAATTGCTGTTTCATCTTCATATTCAGGTTGCATTGCTTCCATGACCTTATCAAAGATCTTCTTGCCAAACTTATACAGGAAGACACGACCTTCATTCTGAGGGTTAGCTTTGTCCTGCACAACATAGATGTTGGCATAGTAAGAGAGTTTGCGTTTCTGCTTACGAACAGTATCTTTATCTGATTCATTACCACTGTTCCAGAGTTCACGATTGTACTCAGACACAGGGTCTTTACCACCAGTTGTAGTCAAAGAGTTCTCAATGTACCAACCACCATTTCCTTGGAAGGCATGGGAGTACATCTTTGCCCATGGAAGATCTTCTCCTTCAGGGGCAGGGAGGAAACGAATGACGGCATAACCATTGCCGGTCTTATCCATTTCAGGTTTCCAGAGACGGTCATCTCCACCGCTACTGGTATTGTTCATCTTCTCAACTTCCTTTACCAGTTTAGAGGTAAGGGAACCCAGAGAGGATTGCTTTTTAAGATTTGCGAAAGACATAGGATTCTTTAGATTTTTTGGATTTGGCTTTTGTGTACCTCTTTATTCTATAGGTCAGAATCAGTTTTGTCAATCTGTTTCTTCATCACTTCAAGCATTTTAGACATGTTACTAAAGACAGTATTCATGCCTGTGTTGGGAGGAAGTCCCATCATGGTTGCAGATTCAATAATGCGATCCTTCATCATCTTTGCTTCAGGATCATCAGATAAACTTAAACGAGTATATAAAACTCTTTGTTTATCAATCAGTTTTTCAAGAAGAGCAACATGAAATTTCTGCTCTTCTTTTGACATACTGTGAAACTTGAAGACGTTACGATAAACGTCATCTTGCAACTCACTTATTTCCGTCATTTCTGCACGGACTACATCAGAATCGAAAAAACTCATTACCCTATCACAACCTTTTTAAGAATTTTTTTATAACGAGATACATCAATATTTAGGAATGGAGAATACTTTTTCATTCTCATACTGACTGTCTCCCAAACTGGATCAGATAATTTTTCATCCCAGTCTTTTCTGAAACCAAGTATTCTATCAAGAATAACAAAAGTTTCAATTGAAATATTATCCTTCAGATATTCTTTAAGTATCTGAGGATGTGTAGATTCATCTAAAGAGAATATTGAATCAAAATTACTATCAGAAAATATTTTTTCTACTTCTTCTTTAAAAACATACGAAAGTGATTGTGTTCTTTTCTTCCATGAAGTATATCTACCTTCACCCTCTCGTATCATTTCTCCTATCCAAAGTTTACTTGGATCAGTACAAGTAATGAAATTGGAGATGAAGAACTCAATTACTTCCTTATCATCTTTATTTCTTGATAACTTTTCAAACCAAAATCTATCCTTTCTTTTGTAGAAAGATTGAACTGTAGCACGACTTTTACCGCAATACTTGTGGTAGTCATACTTTTCTTTCGTGAAGTGATTCTTCAACGAAAGGTATTGCTTGTAGGCATCAAACGGCATCATGAAAAAGTAATAGAGTCAAATTTTTGCCGGAAATTTTTTCCCCCCCAAATGAATTTAAAGGGGCAATTTGGCACGGGAACTTCTCTTCAGGAAATTAAGTTCCTGAGCTTCACATTTAATTTTTTCTTTTAGAGGTTTAGATATCAGTTTAGGAACTGACTCTAGATCAAGACTATTCTTTTCACAGAAGTGAATAATAGCATCGATATAACTCATTTTCTCAGCACTGAGAACAAGAGATTCAATCTCTTGTGCAAAACGAGATGGGCAGAAAAACTTATTCTCCAGTGCTTTTTCTAGTTCATTCCCCATTCTCTGACCTAGTATTGTGATGTACAAACTCTTTAATGTATCTTACTAATAACTTAATATAGTCCCCTTTGTTTCTTTTGTCAAATACTTTAACCTCTCCACCAGGTGTAACCATGATAGTGATGAGTTTTTTAACGGGGATACCAGTCAGTTCATAGTAGGCAGCAGCATAAAAAGTTTCTTGAACGAAATAATTTTCTAACCAGGCTTCTGGTTTAATCTTTTCGGAAGTCTTAAAGTCAATGACTGCAAGTTCTCCTTCGTATTCACCGATGCAGTCAACCCTACCAGCCAATCCAAGATACTCAGAATACAGAGTCCTTTCAATGGCGTGTATGTTATCTATCTTATCTAGATATGGTTTAGCATGATGAAACATAAACTGGGTTAGTGGACGAAAGTCATCCCAATTTATTTCATTGTTCCTCATGTATACTTCAACTGCTTCGTGGAAGTCAGTACCACGGGTAGTTGCTCTTTTAGTAATGCGATTTGCTTCTTCAATACCAACTCTTTTACGCCACTTAACAAAGATTTGTCGATTATAAAAAGAAGTTACTGATGTAATAGAAGGCACCCAGTCTCCATTAGGTAAGTTATAGAGACGGATGCCAGTTGTTTCTTTCTTATTTAATTCAAGGTCACCTAGAAAATTATGATGAATAAATG